AATTGTTCAATTTCTCTCCAGTAAGAAGTACGAAGAGCCATTTCGTGTCTTTCTAATAAGTCATAGTTGATAGTTTCTGCTTTCATTAAATCTACAGCACCTAATAAGATACCTAATTTAATAGCATAAATAGGACCAACAACTTTTTCGTCAGTAATTCCAACTAGTGGAATTTCGTTAGTGTTACCACCAGCAAGGCGACCTTCTGATAAAGCAACATTTTGACGGAAGTAAGCGATTGACTCAGAAGCACCACCACCGTAACGGATTGGTACTAATTCTTGAGCCCAGAATTTGTTTAATGGTAAGTTGATTGTTAAATCTAAGATTTGGAACGCATCAACAGGGAATTGACCCTCAGCACCATCTTTAAAGAAATTAGTTTGACGAGCGAAATCTTTAATCAATGTAGATTGGATTCCATTCATTCTTTCTAATTGTTCTTGTCTTTCTAAGAAAACTTGACGAGGTGTCTTGTTTGAACTTTTTGCCACAGAGTTAACATCTTGGAAGTTCAATTTAGTATCTATAAATCTTTGCATATTTTTCATTGTCCCCTTTCTTAACCTGCGTACTCTACTTCGACTGCTTCTCCAGCACCCTCAGTTGGTTGGAATTTGAGTGAAGCAAATTTCCAATCTGTCGCTATTGTGTCAACGCCTTGTGAACCTTGAGCATCAGTATATAAAGCACCTGCGACTGTACCGCCAGTACCTTTACCAACGAATACTTGTCCGCCAACTGCTGGAGTTTGTGATGCTGCTAAAATAGCAACAATCTTAGATTTGTTTCCAGCTGTTTGGATAAATAATGATAGTGGTACATTTTTCTTAGGGAATGCAACAATATTGTTGTCCCCTTCGTCATTTGTAAGTAATGAACTACCTACAACATCACGAACTACAACACCTAATTGAGCAGCAGTTGTTCCTGCGTCTACAACTTTTGCAATGTATGATTTAGAAGTGTTGCTTTCTAATTCAACGAATTCACCGAATTCTACTGGAGTAGTTTCAGCTTTTAAAATACCAGCAGCCACATAGCGTGGACCGAATGCTGATGTAATGTGTCCTGGTAAATAACCTTTTGCTTTGAGCGTTCTTGGTAACGCACCATAAACGAATTTAGCCATTATTTAATGCCACCTTTCTTTTCTAGTTCATCTATAATATCACGATAAGTCATATCGCCATATTTACGAGCATTTGTTTTACCTTCTTGTGGATTTGAAGCTTTGTGGTCAAAACTACGATATAATCTGTCGTAGAATCTTTCTTCTGCTTTCGCATCTAATTTAGGTTCTTTTTTAACAATTGGTTGCTCTTCCACTGTTAAGTTATCAGCTAATCCTACTGATTTTTCGATAACGCTTGCTTTTGGTTTAGAATCCATCATTGGGAGTGAAACGCCTAAAGCAGACATACATTCTTTGTTTGCTTGGTCGTATGCTTTGGTTCTAAAATCTCCAGCGGGCATATCTTTAATTTCTTTATATTGATTCATAAAGTGTTGATAATCTTTCATACCTATCTCCTTTTCTAAGTGCTCTTCGTCACTTTCCTTGTCGTCTTCTACCATTTCCTCTTTTTCCTCTGCGTCTTGCATTGGTTCATGAGGTTGGATTCCTAATTCACGAGGCATTGTTTCCTCATCTTTGGTTTCCATAGCTTCTTCGACTTGAGGAGAGTCTTGAACAACTTCTTCTTCTTTTTTTGAGAATAAACCCATTTTTTTGTTCTCTCCTTTCGTTTCTTTAATGACTCGATTTTCATCGACTATTCTTGCAAATTCGGCACGCCCTTCAGGAACGATTGCTAAATGGTTGATAACAATATTTGTTTGTTTTAATCGACCATCGCCCGTAGGTACGAGTTTTGCTTGATAACCTAATGATAAATCTTTTATTTCGCCACTGAGAACTCTCTCAATAGCGTCCATGTCGTTGATTACTAAATCTCCAATAATCAAATCATCTTCTCGATGTACATTTTTAATAAAACCTACTGCGTATTTTTTAAAGTTTTCACTTGTAACCATTTCTTCTGGATGGTATAATGTAATTGGTTTTCCATCCATGCTGGCAAGACTGTCTTCGTCAAATACATCGTTAGGTTCTCTTATTACATCGACAACATCGGCATCATCTATGCCAATTTCATTGCCATTGTATTGTTGAACTCCGACATGACCTAAAATTGAGTTTTTACAGTAAAGAAAACCTGTTTCTTTTTCTGTTTCGATGTTATCGGAAATTTTTAACCTTTGGTAGAACATTCCCTTTGCATCTTTAAACTTTCCTTGCATTTAGCCACCTCAATTTCTTTTCGGCTTTTCCTTATCAATTGGAACTTTGATGGTTCCTTTTTTACGGTTTCCACCTTCTAGTCCTCCAGCAAGCGATGCTTCGACTTTGGCTGCCGCCACACTCCCGTTTTCGCCATCTACACCTTTTTGCTGATTTAATGCTTTCGCTAACTCTATATCGACCGTCATCTTATTCAATGGCTGACCATCTTTCGCTAGATTCTTGATGTAATCGAGATAACCTTGCGTAATATCGTTAGGAATATCACTAACATTATTAGGCATTGCCACTAACATTGTTTGGAAACTTTCCACATCAATGATTTGTCTGTCGAACAGCATCGATAACCATTCGACCACGATTTTCATCTTTTCAGCCTTTTCTTTTTCAGTCGGCATTTCCAGAGATTTGAATGCGAAATCGAAATCTCTTAAAGCTTTACCATACCGACTCTTGTACAGAATAGGGATGAGTTTGCGAAACCATACTCTTAAAGTCCGTTCTTGAATTTCCTTGATACCACTTAAGAACTTTTCCTCATCATCTGATTCAACATCGTTAAATAAGATGCTTGTTGGAGCTCCTACAGCAGCCGCAAGATTTTCACGATAATGTTTTAGTAGAGCAGGAATTTCACTGAATTGAGCATTTTGATACTCAAATTTTTCCTTTTCGACATCACCTAGGACGATTAGACCGCCACTAGATACTCCAAAGTTGATGCCTTTAACCCTACTCGTCACATATTCGGCAAAACGCTGACCATTAAGACTTGCTTGTGGTAGGTTCTGCATATTCAAGACGGGGATGTTTGAACGCTGTGCTAACTTATTGATTTGTGCCAATAAACTTTCATAGCGTGCAAAGTCACTATATGCTCTTTCTAATAAACTTGGTCCAAAATACATTTCAATGCGTTTCTCAACCCAAGTTAAGTCAATTGAATTATATAACAATAAACGACTGCGGTGAACTTTAAAATACTTACTATTTGATTCAGTATCACCACTAATGTTTATTCTGTAGTACAATGGTTGCCCAATTTCTTCAGCACCATAGATTCCATATTCATCGCCAACTTGAGTAACTAAGCCAGCACTTAAATCTGGATGTATTTGATATAGACGACTTAAAGGTTTTACACCTTTGAATGAGCCTTTTCTAATATCTGAAATTGTTAATGGTTTCATATAGTCTTCTTCACTAACTGTATCATCAGTAATGATTAAACCACCTGAACCACCGTAGAAATCGCCCCATTTAATTGTAGAATGTAATGGGCTAAATAAAGATGCAATATCTTTTTGTATTTGTACAAGGTTATCAGCCGCTTCTTTAGCTGCTGTAATATCAACACCGTTAATCAGTGCTCTTGTACCTTTCCAACTTGATGCTTTATCAAAGTAAGGCACATCTCTCATAATACTGTCAAGTCTTGTTACTTGCCAACTTATATTTCTTTTAGATGTTAATCCTAATCCATTAAATGCTAAATCTGCTGTACCACTACCAAAATTTTGTATAGGGTTATTGACTGCATCATAGAATGATTTTGCTTTAATTGCTTTTTCTTTATTTTCTTCTAATTGTTCTCTTTCCTCATCACTAAGGGAGAAATACAATGCTTGTTCGACTAAGTTAACACGACTATGACCAATGTTTCCCAAGAAACCAGAGTCCGTCTTGTCGGTCATCGTCTGATGAAACCCTTGTTGATTCATTATCGAATTCAGACCCGTATCCGAAAATTGCATTCCCGCCTGTTGCTTTGTTGAGTTCTTGTTGGGCTTGTTCAAAGATTCTGTCCAAGTTCCATTCTTTATCTTGCGTTCCTTCATTTCCGAGAATTTCGAGTAAGGCATTTTCGCCATCTATTTCACCACCTTTAGTGTCATTTTGCCAATATTGAGTTCCACCTAATACTGTGTTAACAATGTAACGCAATACATCAAGGACATCATCATTGATTTTTCTTATTTTTAAATTACCTGTAATTTCATTATATTCAAATTCGTTAGACTCAATCTGGTTAATCAAATTGACACATAGTGAATTGACCATAATCTTTTTAATATCAAAACCATACTTCAATAACTCAATACCAAGTAATGATTTTTGTTGATTCTCGTTACCATACTTCTTATTTTTCTTTCTTGTCATCAGTGACGAGTTATTCGCTGGCGTCACATGAATACCACGATTGATAAAATGATTGATTGTTGCAACATGCGATGGGTCAACGATTAACATATCGTATTGTCTGTTCTTTCTAGAACGCACAACTTCCCAAAATACATTTTCAATATCTTCAATTGTTGCATCTTGATTCTTATAATCAATTAAACGCTCTTGTATAATAAATACAGTTCCCGTTCTATAATCAATTTCTGCATCTAATATTCCCGTTTCGTGATTAAATCCAGGGTCAATACCAATCACACGAATCGTTTGCAATGAGTTATCAAAAGTGTCTAATTCAACATCCATTACATTCTTAGCACCAAATTCTTTATATACTGCTTTTTCTGCAGTCTTACGAATACCAAGTGTCTTTTGCAAGTATAATGCAGAACCTTTTTTAAATTCTTTTTTATACTCATTACGCTGCATTTCTGTTAATCCTAAGTTGTCATCAACTGTAAAGTGATAGTATGAATAGTTATATGCGTTTAAAACATTGTTAGGGTTTTTACCGCCTCTATCAAAGTCTACAACTTTCTTCATACTTCTATCATATAACGCATGGTCTTTATTAAGTTTAGGATAAAACTCTTGCACTGTCAAACCACTCACTAATTTATCATAATGGAAGTCAATATCTCTAAGACCGATTCTTAGCTGTAACGCATCATCTTGCGATAAATATTTAGGGGAGGGTACATTTTTTATTTTACAATATTTAGATACAAAGTCTTTTTTATCTTTTTCTGCAGTGGATAATATTTCTTGTTTTTTATCCTCGTAGTCATATTTGTGTCTATCACGAATGTATTCCATCAATTCTAATTCTTCTTCAGACATTATTTTAGATTTTTCAAAATCTGTATAGAACGGATGTGCTTGACCTTTAGGGTTTTGCGTAATTATCATCAAATGATTATGTGATGACGCCATACGCTGTATTGCTTGGTTAATACCATCTAAATGTTGGGTCATACCCTCATTCACATAAGTTGAACCAATTGTAAAACCTTGATATTTTTCATTATCATTTTTTTTGTCGTTACCGTAGAACAATACTTCTTTTTCTACACCGTACATATCAGTAAACTTGTAAATACCACGCTGAGCACCACTATCACTGTTACGAACAAACACACCATTTGGTATGGTATAAAATAGTCCGTATCCACTTGAGTGCAGTACATTCAGCAAAGCATGTTCTAGTGATTTACCTAGTACTAAATGCGTTTTATGTGGTGTTGTCATTAAGTAAATCGTCCATATAAGAATCATGAACACATCTTTACCACCACGAGCTCCACCCTCTACAACATATATATATCCACTACCATTAAGAATTTTTTTAGCAATCTCAGCAGCTTTAGGTTGTATAGGAAACATCATGTCATCAACAGAACCATTACTATATCTAGGTCTTGGTCTTACTGATGGATTAAATTCATCATTTTCGCTTGCAAATAATATACTATCTACAATCGATTTATATTCAGTATCAACAGAATCATAGGATTGTTGTAGGTCTTTAGGTAAGATTTTCTCACTCATCGCTATCACTCTCTTCAAATTCAGCATCTATATAACTACTTAAATCATAACCATCATTGTTAAGGTATTGTGATAAGTGTTTACCAAATTCTTTACCGCCACCTTTTAACCAAACATCTTGACCCATGGTTTGAACATTTTTGTCCATACCAAGAACTTTAATTGCTTGATTACGAGATTTAATTCTAACATTGATATCATCATTATATAGTGCATCATCTACAATCGACTCTTTCAGAATTTCTTCTTGTTTGCGTCCACCGTATAATAGTTTTTTAAATATTTCCACCAATTGTGATAAATTGTTGTTGTTCCAGTATGATATAGCATATTGTTTGACTCGCATGTAAATGTGTTTGTTTTCTGGATTGGGTACCATCTTTGTGAAAACATTTCCTTTGCCATCATTAAACTCCTGTTCTATAAATGCCTGTTTAACAAACGAGGAATCCTCGGTTGCTGCGATATAACTTTCAACAATATCGTGATATGTATTTTTTCCTGTTTCTTTATTCACATAGTCTTTATCATTGTAAAATGCCAAGACATATTGTGCTTTGACTGGCAACTCCGTAATTTCTTTTGGAATTGACAACGCACCTTCGGTTAATGCAATTTCATTTTCATACTCTTCTAGCGTCATATCTTTGACTGCCATTCGATAAGTGCTTTCATCAAAATCTCTAAGTGGCTCTACTACACGCTCTTTTTTGATTTCCATGTGCCACCTCCATATCCATAATCCAATAATTTGTGAAACACAATTCAGTGAAACATAATTCAGTGAAACACAATTTTTTTTATATTTTTCATGTGTCTAATTGCAAATTTTATTCGTTTTAAGAGGTCAATAAAAACGACCGACCGTATTAAATCGGCTCTCATTGTATATTATACGCAAAAGATTTACAAATCGCCAGTATTTAACTATTTGGCTTTGTTGTTGTCTTTTTGGTCACGCAAATACTTAAAGTATTCAATTTGTCTGAGTCGTCTTTCTGCTTCTTGTTTTGTATCGTAAGTACCTAAATACTTACCTTCTTTGCTGCCTACAACCCATTTTGAACCTACTTTTTTGACCATAATCACACCTCTTTTATGTGAGAATTGGCATATAATCTGCCAAAATTACACTAACTTTTGGTCTTTTTTAACTGTTTCTTTAGCTTTTTAAAAATCTGATTTGCTAGGAGAGCCCTCACTGCATTGTTTATCCATGTTATTCCTCCAATGTTATATAAACGCTTGGAAACGGAGCTCTATCAGATTCGTTAAAACGCAATCTACTTTTTACGAATGTTAATCTTACTCCATAATCCAATAATTTGTGAAACCATTTTGTGTCCGTTCTTGCTGGAACTAAAAACACAATTTCTTTTTTATATTTTTCATGATGTCTAATTGCAAAGTCAACCCAATGTTTAATTCCACTATACGGAGGATTGATAAACATTCTAACATATCCAAAGTCTTTGTCTAAATTATTTTCTTCACTTTCAAAAGGACAAGGGTCAACATATCCTTCATACATAAACTTTTGATAAATTGCTTTTGGTGTTTTCCAATGGTCAGACTTTTTGCTAAACATTAAATCCATTGTTCTTTTGTTCATTATTAAATTTCCAACCAAATTCGTAATTTTCCATTCTGTGATTCGACACTACTCACAATCGTACGGTAAAATCTGTCATACGCCTCATCATATTCCTTAGGGTCATCCAAATCATAGGTCCCCAACAAACAACCATCCTCATTCTCAAACGCCCAAAATTCTGCCTCACCCTCAAAAAGTTCAGCCAATTCATACCATCTCGAATTCATCAAATCACCCCTCACCATTCTTATACGCAAAAATTTCCATCCCAGCCAACCTTTGTGTGTGTGTGCTGTGCGAGTGTTTTTCCCCTCTTGGAAATTCATTTTGGTTTTTTTGCTATACCCTCCCGATACTTTTACTTTATCAATGCAAAGCGTTAAAGTATAAGAGCATAAAAAAAAACGGCTTATATGAAAGCCGTTATAATTATAATCAATGTTAATATATAAAATGCTATTTTATAATACATGATAATTTTTTTATCGTTCATGATCGTATCACTTCAATGTTATTAACTTCTATAAACTTGTAAACATTGAAAGCATAACTTACATTATTATAATATCCATTACTTGTTTCTATAATGCACATAGTGTTATGATGTTTTATAGGTTGATAGTGAAAGCCGTTATAATCATATAATTTTTTATACATGATGCCGTTTAAACTCTTAACATCTTCTTTTAAGTCGTTTATGTCTTTATACTCTCTTATATCGTAGAAGTATAGTTCCGGTCTTTTATGTATTCTTTTATAGTATCTATACATTAAATCGTTTAAATCATTGTTATATACTTCATTGTTATAACTTCTTTTAATGCTTTATCATTATACTTTTTACTTACTTTTTTTATACTTGCTTTTAAAATCTCATAACTTGTCATGTTTGTCATGTTTTTATTTCTCGCTTTCTTTTTTTTGGTGTAGGGGGCTTTTACGCCCCCCTTGTTTGTTTTATCTAATCCAACCGATTTTATCACTTATTGATGTTGCAAGGTCTTGGATTTCTTCTAACTCTTCTTTTATGTTTTCTAATTCTTGCGATAGTGTGTTATTTTCGTCTTCTAACTCTTCAACTCTCTCGTTAAGGTCTTCGTTTTCTTGTTTTAACTCTTCCGCCATTTCGTCGGCTGTGTCTCTCTCGTCTCGTAGCGTTTCGTTTTCCTCTTCTAACTCTTCGATATATGTTTGTATTTCTTCTCTCGCTAAATCCATAAACTTGTTAAAATACTCTTCTTGTAGGTCTCGCAAATCCAAAGCACTTTTTTGTTTTTTTTGAAACTTGTTATTGATCTTATCCATGATTTTATATTTTCCTTTTTTTTGTTTTTTTTGGTGTTGCTTTTTGTTTCTTGTTATTTAATTTTCAATGACCTATAATACAACTCTTAGCCGTTGCATGCTTTCCTTTCATGTTTCTATTTTATCAAATCGCTTTCATGATGTCAAATGTGTGTTTTTTTAACATATTTTCACATAATTACAAAAAAAACCCAGAAAATGAGCGTTTTGCTTGACTTTTTAAAAAAAATTATATTTTCATGTGGCTTTCACGCACGCA